TTAGCAATACCTTCTAGATCAGGTTCTGATTCATCTTTCTTCCAAAAGTTTTCAGGCCACCAATCTGGTCGCTCGAGTGGTTCATCATCTTCTGTCGCCTCTAAGGCTGACTGATCAAGATGACTTATTTCAGTTTTGTTTGTATCTTCAGAGCTGGCTTCCTCAACTTGTGCTTCATCGAGTAGGCCAGTCGATTCTTGAGTTTCCTCTTGAACACTAGGCTCGATTGCTTCTTCGCTCATTATAATTTCCTTGCTCTAATTAACCTTGCTTCTAAATCCTTAACTAATGAATTCTGTCCTTCGCGGTAGAATGCATAACTAGGGTCGCTTCCCGGCAAGGCAACAGGTTGCTCAACAACTGCTTCGCGCAGCCATTTCATTAATTTTTCACCATCTTCACTACCTAATACGCGCAGACATAATCGGTCTAAATCATCTCGTTTTTGATTGTGATCTCTAGTATCAAGCGGTAAGACTTGTTCTATATCGTCCCATCCAGCCATAATTTATCCTTGTTGTGAGATTTCCTTTGCAACAGCTGCGGCAGCTTCTGGATTTTGCTGAGCCATTTGTTGAGCAGCTTGTTGTATTTCTTGCTGCATCATCATACGTTCTCTAGGAGTAGGTCTAATTTTTTGTGGTATACCTAACTTGTCAGCAATGTAATCTAACATTACATCTGGTTTTAATGCCATCTGACCCGCGGGTCCCATTGACTGTGTAATTTGTGCAAATTGCATAATGCTTTGTATTTCATCCATATTCTGTGCCATTGCTAATGGTGACACAGGTGAAATTTTAACTTCTAACCCATTTACTTTTAATGGTAAGTCAATTATCCCACGCTGATCCATCACTTGCAACATTTTAGAGACAAGTGGAATCATTGTTTCATTAATTAATCTACCAAACGCAGAACCTAAGTTTTGTGATAATTCCTTCATTCTTTCGACAACTTCAGTCGCAGAACGTGCTGACATATTATCTGGAGGTAAAGATTCATCAAGTAATGTTTTCTTAATGTTTTGTCTTAAGTCATTAATGACAATTTGTGATACATTAAAATCGCCAGCACGTGGTAAAGCTCTTAATGATTCGCCTTGTGGCCCACCGTTACGTGCTACAGGAATAATTGCACCGGGCATAATCTTAACAGTGTTAGGATTGAGTACACCATCATCAGCCGCTGTGTATACACCGCTAATCGCTAGTGATGCATTTTTAAGTAATAACTCTAATGTTTTGTTAAGTGTTTTAATATCAGGCAACGCTGTAATAAGCGGTCCTCGACCATACACTTCCCCAGCTACTTTGGCGTAACGTGATACGACCCATGGGCTGTATTCCATACGTTTATAAACTAATTCTTCTTTAGATTGTTTATGAATTACATGGTAACAATAATCTCCACGCTTTTGATCTAAGATAGTTGCTTCAACTAAATCAACTTCTTCTGTTGGTTTTTGATCAATCTTATCTTGTAATTCTTTTGATATTTTAGCTTCTGGCCATTGTTTCTGTATAACTTCACCTTTAAGACGCATACGTCTATATACATTATCAACTTGACCATTAGCGCCTTCTTCTAAAGACACAAGGTATTGAGGAACAGGAGTAAAATTAATAGGATTAATATCGTCGCCTGATTGCACCATCATAATGGCTGTGCCTACAGATAAGTCTAATAAAAACTCACCAATAGCAATATCAAAGTTAGATTGTTTGAGTGTTGAAAATAAACGCTCATTGTACATATCTAATGCTGCTTGAGCATCTGCTTTACGGTCTTCTGGAATATCTGGCCCCGGTTGTAATCGGCACCATTTTTGTTGTGGAGGAAAGATACCAGATTGCATACGATTTGCAAAACGCTGAGTTGAACTAATGGCTGTAGAGTCAAACACACGATTCATTTTTTTCTGACCGCCTACATTGCCTTCATAATAACCATCGTAAAGATTACGTTGAGGTAAAGCAAACTCATAAGCTTCTTCGTAAAGATTTCTAAAATCTTCTTTTTTAGTTAATGCTAAGTCATGTCTTTTTAAAACATCTTCTGGTTTAAGTCTCATCATTGTTGCCATAATTATGCCTTTTTATTTTTGTTAGCAAATGCACGTGCTTCTGCTTTGTTACTAAATCCCCAAGCTTGTAATGCTTTTTTTAATCGTGTGGGTCTGCCTTTCTCATCTTTCAACGGGCCAGCCATGCCAGAAAAACGAGCAGCAAAAGATACGCGACGACCATCACGGCCAGAGCTTTGCGGCGGTTTAAGGTTGGACCCCTCTTTGTTCTTAAAGTATTTTCGCCCAGCTTCATTCAATCCTCCTTTGGGATTCTGATATTTTTTAGCAACCATTATTCATACCACTCTAATGTTAATGTGGCATTTTGTGACGCCCCACTTATATTAGTCACTCTAATTAAATAGTTTGTTAGCGGAGCTAAAATATATTCTAATGCCTCGCCTCCACCACCAGCAGCAGCTTTTTTAACACCCCCTGGCAACAATTCAGCAAACAATTCTGTACCTAATACTGATATAGTTGGATCAAGCAATGCTGCTGTGCTACTTGTTTTAAGGCTTGTTCTGTTTCTATTCTTTGCTACTTTACTTGTGCCACCTGTGGCTGTTGTCCCTTCAAACAAATAGAATTCAGCATCACCACCACAAAACGCACCAATCGTCATGTGCATAGGCACACCCGATGCAGAGGCAATGACAATATCAATGGAGGCGTTATCAAGCAATTGTGATCCATTAAGTCTGTTTTCATAAATAAAAAATGCATTACCTTCATGTAATCTATGATGATTCACATCCACCGTAATAAGTGGTCGATCACTTCCTGTTACATGTTGAACATTACTTTCATCAGCCTGTGTTAATACAACATGCCGACTTCTAGTATTATCTGATTCTCTTGTGACAGTTAGAACCATTATTTTTTAGCTGCTCTCATATTGTCTACCATATTAGGATAGGGTCTACCCGCTTTCTTAGCCATAGCTTTAGCTGCGGCCTTTTGCATAGGGGTTAATTTTTTAGATTTACCTAAACTTTTTGGACGCTCTTTGTCCCATACAGGTTTATCTTTAGACATTAGTATTTTCCTTTTTTAGCTTGACCAGACTCAGACATTGCAATAGCTACAGCCTGTTTACGGCTTTTGACTTTAGCGCCTGAACCTGATTTAAGTTTACCTTCTTTATACTCTTTCATGACCTTCTTAACTTTTTTTTGCATTTTATCGTGCATTGATTCCTCCTATGCTATATCCATTTACCATCTTTATTTTGTAATGTATGTGTTTCTTTTATTCTATATCGCCTTGTTACGCCATCTTTATCTTTGCCTTCATAAACTTTTCCAGTAATGACTTGAGTTGTTCCTTTCTCTACTTCTATTGGTTTATAACCTTTCCATAAATTATTTGTATCTAAAGATGGATTATCCTTTGACCCTACTTTTTGAATATTGTTACGATATTCCATTAGATAGTCTTTATAACTTTCGGTGAAACTGGCCATGCGATTTATTCTATCTTCGCGTTTGCCAGCCCACCAAAAGTCAGCCCAAAACCATTTAACGTGTTGTATGTTTGCTGTAATGTTTGTAATATTCGCATCAGGCTTTTCAAGCAAATCATACACGGCTAAAGCTGTTTGCTGTCCTGATGTTAATGTACTAGCATCCATAATTTTGTTATCAATAATTTTATTAATAAATGCGGGAACTTCTTCACCATTGCGTGTCAAAATATTTTGCGCGCGTTTAGCAGCAGTCCTTAACGATGCTGGTTCAAACTGCATTAAACCTCTTGCGGGACCTCCACTAAATTGTTTAGCTTTAGGATCCAGTCTAGATTCATGATAAGCAATAGGCAAAATCACACCGTCTAAAATACTTTCACGACTAATCTGTGGGTCCTGACGCATTTTCTTTTTAACAGCAAAATCTAATGCAGATAATGAATCATTATCTTTTAACAGCTCATTGCGTGTTTGTTTTAGGTTCATAGAATTTTTAACTCTTCACCTAAACTAGCAGTCGCTGTGCCAATAGTTTCTTTACTCACTGGTTTAGCTTTTGCCATAAGTCCGCCTGTGCCTCGAGTTAATTTTCTTCTTGCAGCTTTTTCAGCACCAACGGTACTGCGTACACGTGATGCTTCTTGTTTTGATAATGCTGTAATTTTATCTAATGTTTCTTTAGTCACATCTTTTGTTTTGGTACCCATATACCCAGTAATGTATTTTTGTACCATGTATCGGTTACGATCAACATTAGGTGTTGTGATAGGTAAGTATTGTGGCCCACGACCACGACCACGTCTAATATAGCGTTCTTCATAAATAGGCGTAGCAGACTCATACCCAGCTCGACGGACTTTATAATCAAAAGTGCCACGTCCAGCAAATGAGTTAGCCGGCATACGTTCAGTCACTGTTTCTTTAAAAGATTCTGATTCAACTGCGGCGTCTAATTGTTTATTCCACCAATCTTCTGATTTAAAAACACCACGACCGCCCGCTTTTTGAATTATATCTGTTTCATAAGCAGAGGTCGGTGCAATCAAACCTCTTGCTTTTGCCATACCAAAATCAAGTGCAGCCATGTTATGCTCCTAATGTTTCTTCGTCTTCAATACCGGTTTCTGGTGTCAATCTTGCTGCTGATAATAAAGCGCGTGAACCTCCACGTCGACCAGCTGTACGTTTTGCTGCCATTTGCTCTTGTAGTTCACGTCGTTCTGCTTCTGCTTGTTTTTTAGCTTCGGCTGTCTCTGCGCGCTGCATTCTAATTGATTCCATTGCGGCTGAATTATCTGGTTTGCCACCGCCTATAATACCACCCATTACTTTCTCCTCATCATATAAGTGTCTTCTTTATCTGCACTGTATTGAGTCATTAAGCCTTCAGCTTCGAATCCTAAACACTCTGCCCAACGAACAGCACGCTTATCATTGGATACTACCGTAATTTGTATTCTGTGTAAATTAAATAATATCTCACAGATATCAAAGAATTTGTTGGCGCCTTTGGTCATAGCTATTGGATATCTTCTAGCTTGCTCATCAAAGACAGACCACGCTTCACCAACCCCAGACCAAAGTATCCCGCAACCAAAAATAGCGACAGGCTGAAAATGTAACAACGCAGTAATAGCCGGACCAGTTTGAGACTGTATATCAATACGCTGTTTTCTATCTTGTTCCGAAAGCGATGAAAACCCATAATTTTGAAATCCTTTAAATAGTTTACCATGCTCTGGATGATAATTAAGGTAATGGACGCCATTAACTTGTGGCATGTATTTGTCTAAATATTCTTGCTTAAGAAAATACATCAAAGTCAGTCTTAGCAATATTCTGAGCAATGATGGTACTTGCAGCTAATGGACTCTTAGTCATACGTTTATGTTCCCCGCCACCTAAAAGTAAATAGCCAAACGCATCACCAATATGTGAATGTTCGTTTTTATTAGGCGTATCTTTAAATCGTTCTTGTCCAGCACCGACACTCATACGTTTAAAATGGTACCCGCCAGCCAGTGATTTACGTAATCGTTTGCATCTTGGATGAATTAATAATCCGGGTTTACCGGCAATTAATCTTTGCATGGGTGCAGCGGCTGCTTCACGTCTGACTTTAAAATTGTTAGACGCTGTAGGTTGTGCGCGTAATCCAATGGTTCTTAGGTAATCAAATGCAGTAACTTCGTAAATAGCATCACGTGCCATACCCGCTGGATCACCCCACACCATGACTTGAGCTTTAGGATACTTAGCATTAATCTCTGCAAGTAACTGTTGACCAAATCTCTCTAACCCCATATCTTCAGTAACAATCTCATCAAAGATAATCCATCGACCATTATTAAGTCGTTGACCAATCGCGGCAGCGGGTGTTAAACCAAAGTCAAGACCAATATGTAATGGCTGTGCTGGATCATATTCAACATCTAAGTCTGACATAATATGATCATCATACTCTGGCCATACAGGGCGACCTTCTTGCACATATGTAAATTTACCTTCTGCATAGCATCGAACCCAGTCTAAGTTCTTACCACCTAACATCTGTGAGTAGTAACCGCTTGGTAAGTTCTTTACATTCTCAGCTTTAGGATTAAGTTTCCACCAACGACCACTAGCAAAGATATGGTCATTCGCTTCTGGATTGTCAGGTAAATCCTCAACACTTACCTCCATGACACCACCCGGCTGTTGAAAGAAATCCCACCCGTACTTACCTGTAATCTTTTCTTTTTGACTTAATCGGAACCACCAATGGTCATCGTCCATTGGGTTCGTGTCCATCCAGACTCCGTGCCAAGTAGGTCCTCCATCCTTCTTAGTTGGATAACGACCAACACGATGAGTAAGACCATCAATAACAGCTTTAGGTAATTCTCTGGCTTCATTGACCCATGCTCCTGTAAGTTCCAATGATAACAGTTTTCTTACGTCTTTAGGTTGGTCCAATGCTAAGAATATCACTTCACAGTCAATACCCGCTGCATCACCGCGGGAAGGGAGGCGAATGTGATGAGTGATCGGAGGTGTGTATAGCATCGGACCGAAAGTATTTTCCGGAAATAACTCTTGCCATGTTTTAATGGTTGTTGTCTTGAGTTCCGGATATGAATTTCGTACAATAACAAAACGGGTATAGCGAATGCCATCCTGAGGTGACGGCTTTTGTCTTACGGCACGCATCATAATTTCAGCTGCGCACGCGTAAGACTTACCGCTCCCCACTGGTCCCATTAGCCCACGTACAAACTTATTACTCTGTAAAAAGTTATACACCACAGGGCTGGTACTAAAATCTAATTCAATACCCGGGCCATGTAACTCTTTTTTGCTACGATCCTTTTTATTGCTCATCGTCGTCTATATCAGGATGCTTAGCATTTAATAATTGTCGAAGACGTTGATTATCTTGCCATAGCTCGTCTATGATTTTCATAACACGTGTGTTATTCATATTGGCCATATTAAACTCTTCGCGCAATAATTCAATCTCTGCTTTGATGTCCATGGTCTTTTCTCCATTGTTTCCAAAGTTGTAATGTGTGAATTGCTTTATCTATGTCTTCATCACCATTACCCTTACGGTCAACACGTACAATGTACTTGACAGCCGTATGTTGCATGGGGTTCAATCCATTAGCCATAGAAAACTCCATAGGCTGGATCTTCATTTGTGCATAGTGATTACCACCCACTTGGGTGTCTTTAGGATTCGTCATTGTTCGTTCCTCTTAGTTTTTTAGGATCCAATGCTTTGTGAGCTAACTCAATACCTACGGCATTAGTGTAATTAGGATCGTTTAAAATATCTTTAGCCCATTTCTTAGGGTCTTTAGGTTTTTTCCATTCCTCCATCAATTCTAACAATCTTGCTTTTAAGTCGCCTCTAACTTTCCTCGTCATTGTCAATTATCTCCGGTGCCTTAACATTAATACCAATCACAGATGGTTTATCAGACTCATCGGGATTATCTAGCAAACCACTTGCTTTAGCTAATAATCTTAATGTCTGTACTTTATCCCAAAACTCAATTGCAATCATACCATCCTTATCAATCTTAATTGACTTAATACTTTGTAATGCATGTTCTGGAATATCTTTACTTGCTTTGACTTGCACATTGCCATCTTGGTCCCACTCCATCACATCTGTAATTTTAGTGTTGGCCATACAAAGAAGGCTGTACGCGACAGCCTCTCTGTTTGCGGCAATGGTTGTACTACGCTCCAAATTTCTTTGCAGCTGTTTAACACCACCGTATCCCGCTAAAGACGGGATAGGTTTGTTTTTGTTTTTAGTCTCACTCATCAGAAGGGTAAATCGTCTTCGATGTCTTCCACAGACGTATTCGCTGACTGCGAATTTTGTACTGCCCCTTGACCCGCGTTGGTGTTCGCCACAAGATTACCAATTCTGACGCCGAAATATGCTGTGCCATCTCGCTGACTTTTATTGCTATACATATCGAGATAGTATTCATTACCGTCAGGCAATAAAATCTTACCGCGCCAGTCAGCATGCCAATCTTCGGTCTTGCGATCATTCTTGAATACTGAGCCGGTACCGGGCTTACGTTCATACTTCTTTTCTTCTGCCATAGTTTTCTCCTTAATAAAATCTGACTTTGTGTTGTTTTCATCGTTTGTCATTATAAATTTCTTCACTCATTATCTTATAGTAAAGTTAATCTAACTCTAGTTGCTTGAGGTCTATTGTAAT